TACGTGATTGGCAAACTGTTGCCTCTGATATTTTGAAGGGTGAGCCTGATGACCGAACTATCAACTTTGTGGTTGATACAGTTGGAAACTCTGGTAAAACGTGGTTTGCGCAGTGGTATTGTTCTCACAATGAATGTGCTCAGATTATAATCCCTGGGAAGAAGGCGGACATGGCGTATTGCCTGGACTCGAGCAAGACGATTTTCTTTGTGGACTCTCCCCGGTCGAAGCAGGGGGAGTACATCCAGTACGATTTCCTGGAGGAGGTAAAGAACGGTTTTGTGTTCAGCCCGAAGTACGAGAGCCGTGTAAAGCGGTTGGCAAAGAATCATATTTTCGTTTTCATGAACGAGCACCCGGACATGACAAAGCTTTCCGCTGATCGTTATAATATCATAGTTGTTTAAATGGAGAATCGCAATCCACAGAGAGGGAATTTTCCTCGCCGTCGTCCCAATGTCCCAAATGCCCAGCCCCTCCGAGACGTCCGCGTCGACCGAGCTATGCTCCAACTCCCCCTTGTCCGCCGTGTCCTCCGTACCCTCCGCTGGCGGCAGCTTAATCTTCCCGGCGATTTTGATTTGCCAGACCATCTCGCTGCTGATATCATTCTTGCTTATCGCAGTATTAATCCTGCTAATGTGGAGAGATTCGGACTTAGTAGAGTCCACAACACGCGAGCGTTACGAAATGCTTTCATCACAGCTCTTGCCTCCTTTGGAGTTGATATCAACGACCTATGATCCTACTTCTTATCCTACATATCAGTTTGTACTTGATGACCTTAACCCTAATGTGGACCATGGTGGCTAAATACAGTATTACAGCCACCATGGGCCAGGCGTCCGGGTTTTTGACTGGCCCACTATTTCTTATATACTACTCTCCATTAAAGGGGGTGTAAGTACCCCCCCATTTAAATCTTACTTGTGTAGTTCCATCTCCAAGATCGTGCCATATCATTCCGACCTTTTGCCTTCGTAAGAACGGCCCTGTGTGTCCCACCAGGCCTTCGTAGCACAAGAACTGTGCTATCACCCTTCCCAGCTTGATGGACCAAGGAATGTTTGTGTTAGTTCCGCCCAGTCCTTCGGCAACGCTTTGCCGTGTCTGAGAGGTGGACAACACGCTTGGTGATTGGGCGAGCCACCCGTACTGTTGACTGTTGAGTAACTGGTCTGCGTTTGTCGGAAGGAAGACGGCGCCGCAGTGCGGGTTCCCGTTCGGGCAAGGCCCCCACGTTCCTTGGCTTGCGTACGGACTTCCGTTGTTGTTTCCATTCCACCTGCTCGTCCACCTTCGCTCCGTCGACCACTGTGCCTCTTGATATAACCGTAAGGAAGGCTCTATTGGGCCTATTCCGAACAAACTTCGGAAGTGGTTGATAACCTTGATGTTCCAGAAGTCTATTTCCACTTGAGTTGGCGAAGCTGGATTTGCGAATGGCGGGTTTGCTTCGTATAGTTGCCAAAGCCCCCGCATTGTGTTTGAAGTTGGAAACACCCAATTACAAATCTGTGCCTTTGTCTTTCCTGTTGGATCAAACGGAACTCCATTCCAAACGGCCGAATCCCACGCCGATTGCGGTATCCACCCTATCCCTGCCGGCGCATGCGATGTCACACTTGGTACTCCTACGATAGTGTCCGCTCGTAGTGTTTCACGGCCTCCAACCGGTGCATCTGCTGGTCTTCTAGGCGTGTATCCTACTACTGTCCCGTTGTTGACGGTTCCTGTGTAAATATTTGTTGACGTATCTGGCACGCCTCCGTCAGTGTTAATTGGTCCTTCAGGCATTGGCGGCCCGAGCTCCGTACCAGTCCTTGTTTTGGCCATTTCGTCGCCTTCGCTGTCACTGCTGCTATAGTATTGCCATAGCTCATATCCTCGGAACATGGTCGTTTACTCTCGATTTGGTTTGTCGCCTCGACGCAGAACTTATGCGAGGCGTTTAGTTCGCCGTCCCCGTTATAGGCGCGGGTACCTAAAAAATACAGGTGGGATTACGAAGTCCCACATGTCCAGTTGCCTAGCTGTGTACCATAACCCGTTCTCTACAGCTACCACCAACCCTAAGATACCTGATGGCAAGGTTTATGCTTCCACGGGTATCCGGCTTCAAGCCGTTGGCGAAATGGTAAACGACGCCACAGACAATATGGATATATTGCTCTTTCCTGGTCTTCAGAATGGCCTTATCACGGCCTCTTCGTTGAGTACCAACAGCAACTGCACTGTGTACCCGTATAAGGACCATGGCCGGTTTGACGGCACCATCCCGTTGAACCAAACGGGGCAGGCGATGACCAAGTGGAGGCTTGTGTCTCAAGCGTTGAAAATCACGCTCATCAACAACTCTGACGAGAATGACGGTTGGTTTGAATGTATTCGCTGCCAAGGCAATTCGCAGAGCGGTTTTGATTTGGTTGGAGTCTCTGGTGGGAATGGCGGGGATGAAGTTATTGGTTCCGCCAATCCGATCCAGATCCCAGCTATCTCGTCTACCAATCTAGTCGAGCATCCTACCTATGTCACTGGCAAATTGCGTGACATTCACCGCTATCTATTCCACCTCATGCCTCAAGGGAATGACCATGAGTTTACGAGTATTGAGAGGGACTACGACTCCAATGCAGAAGCTGTTAAGGCCAGCATTCAGTCGGATGCGTATGATATGGTATTCATCCGTGTCCATGGCAGGACTGGCGCGTCCCCGACGCGTTTGATGCTGCATGTTGTCTCTAACCAAGAGATTGTTTGGGACGAGTCTTCGTCCAACACCAGGTTCCACTCGGAATCTCGTGGTAATCGGGCGTCGTTTGAGCGTTCGAAACGGAATCGGCAGGAGAACGCCGAGAACCATCGCGCCGCGAAGAAGCCGAAGACACAACTTATTCAAAGCGCAGTAGGATGAGCTTCTACTCACAGAAAAAGAAGGCGAAAGCCTTAGTAACAGGGTATCGATCTAATTATCGTTTTAACCAGGCTGTTGGGAAGACGCCTGACTTGTTTGGAAATGCGTTCTATGACCAGCAGTTGAAGCGCGGGTTCGACGCCGCCTACTCTTCTCCTGATGGTTACTCTGTCTTGAAGAACCCGATCTCTGATGAAAACGAAATGTTTGTCCGGGGCACTAAGTACGGCGGCGAATGGCTGCAGAACGCCCTTGAAGCTGTGCCTCGGCCGCTCTCTGCCGCACTTCCCGTCGTAGGATTCGCATCCAGCGGTTCGCGTCGCTTCCGCTCACGGTACGCCAAAAAGCTTGATTATGCTCGATCTGCGACCAATAGCCGCGTCGTTTATGGACACTCTCGTGGCGCAGCACTCGTAGCGGATATGACATCTGGCCCGAAGAAGGTTGGTGTTGACGGTGCGATGCTGCTTGCTGACCGTGGGAAGCGCGGCTTCACGAATTATAGACAGGACCAGTGGTTCGACCGTGCGATCGGGTACGGCGGCAAGAACAACGTCGTGCGTCGCGGAACATCCTGGAAGCCGTGGAAGCGCGGGTTTCATAAGTCATACGTGCACTAGGAACTTCCTGGAACTGCACGTTTGGATGACGTCATGTCGTGTTAGAACATCTTAGAACATTTTTATTTTAACGCGCACGGGCAATATAAAGTCATAGTTGAGGAGGAGATCCCCGCGTGAGCGGGGTCGACGACGAACTCTTAGTCTTATGTCGAAGGCAAAGAACTGGGTGTTTACCCATAACAACTATACGGCGGAAGATCTAGTCACGTTCTCGAACCACTTCGCTCGCGGCGGTGTCAAGTACCTTGTGTATGGAAGGGAAGTTGGCGAGAATGGAACCCCTCATTTGCAAGGTTTCATATGCTTTTCTCACCGCAAGAGCCTACGACAAGTCAAGACTTTTCTTACTGGGAATCCCCATCTAGAGATTGCCCGCAACCCCGTTGCTTCAGTTGAGTACTGCAAGAAGGATGGGGAATTTGAAGAGTATGGAGAGTTTGTCGCGAATGACGGGAAGCGCTCAGAGCTTGATCGATTTAAAGATACCGTGAAAGAAGGCTGCTACGACATGAAGATTCTCCGCGAAGTTCATTCGAATGTCTGCGCTCGGTATCCCAAGTTTGTTTTGGAGTTCGTTAAAGACCACGAACCTCTTATTGCTCCTGTGGAACATGAATTACGTGACTGGCAGACTGTTGCCTCTGATATCTTGAAGGGTGAGCCTGATGACCGAACCATCAACTTTGTGGTTGATACAGTTGGTAACTCGGGGAAAACGTGGTTTGCGCAGTGGTATTGTTCTCACAATGATTGTGCTCAGATTATAATCCCTGGGAAGAAGGCGGACATGGCCTACTGCCTGGACTCGAGCAAGACGATTTT